GCTGTGGGAACTCCGCCAATCTGTCAAAGACTCTATCGAATCCAAGAGCAAAGGGGTGAAGTTGGTTTATATTTAATCCAGTCATATTATTCTCCTATTAAGCAAGATTAATTAAATTTGAGGGTATGTCCCTCGGTTAGTTGTAAGACCCTATCGGCATCCTACAAATTTATTTATAACGAAAGAAGACATCCTTGTCTAAAAATTTAAGCTCCTGTACTTCCAATACCACCTTTGCGGTCGGTCTTTTGCTTAGGAGCCGTTTTGCGTTGTGTTAATTCTGTTTGTTGTACTTTTGATAAATTACATTGTGCCAAACGATCACCGTGATTTACGACTACAATAGTATCAGACATGTTGTGTACAATAATATGCGTTTCGTCGACATAATCAGAATCAATAATACCAACACTATTGACTAAAACTAAACCTTTCTTTGTTGCTACACTCGAACGAATAAACATTTCGATTACATGCTCTTTTGGAATATCGAATATAAGTCCTGTTGGAATTAGTACTCTTGCAGCAGGAGGAATCGCAATTCCAATTTCACCTGAACCGCCGATAATCTTTGGATGCATCGGAACTTTTTTGTTGAATGGAGTATAGCAAGTGATTGTGTTTCCAATCTCAAGACATGCCTTAACGTCAAAGCATGCTGAACCTTCGGTTGCATAAGATGGGATTTCTGCAGTGTCACGTGTTTTAAAAATTTTCATAATGTATGTTCCTATTTGTTATATTATATAACAGTTAGTTGTTTATGTCAACTATTTTTTTCCAATATTATATTTGACTGTCAATTCCCATTCACCTTTTTCTTTAAATGAAATGATCTTTATTTGATTTAGAGAAGCTACTGGATCCTTTGTCTTACTTGGATCTAATATTTTAACAAGTTCCCATTCTTCTAACAGATTCACAATCGTATTACGTCGTGATATGTCTTCTTCTGTTAACGTGTTATGCTTCCCATCTAAAATAAACAATTCTTTAAAGTGTAGAATCGAGTACCTACCTTGTTTGTGTAGGATATGACAAGACTGATATAATTTTCTTTCTTTGCGGCTTGAGATGCCGATCCGTGTCAATGTTTCTTTAACCTTGAGGAAAGAATCCTGCGTGGGCAATTCAACTTCGACACCGACTCCTTTAAAAATATCTGTGTCCATGATTTATATTCACCTGTTAATTATTATAGTAGTGGCAATGGTATTACACCATATAACATTATTTATAATAATCTTGTCTCAGCCGCCTTCGTTTACTTTATCATGGATATTAACGAGTTGTTCTTTATTCAATACTTTAAGATATTGTTTAGCAACCGTTCGGTTACATTGATATACTTCTTGGATTGCGTCAAGGTCAGTATTCTTTTCAGCCTTAGGCCATTTAGAGAATCTCTTACGCTTACGAAGAACAGATCTATAATAATCAAATTGAGCACCATAGAATAAACCATGTCTCATATTCATTTCGTTTGCGTGTAATATCGTATCCTCAAAATTGGTAAAGCCACGATTCACTACATAAGGCGTATACATCTTTTCAGTATGTTCTGGTATATCACTATTACGAATTAAATCATCCTTAGAGAAGGACGCAGCATTCATAAAATCAAATGGATTCAGGTCTTTCACCGATGATCTCCTCAAGTTCTTTTGCTATTACATTAAAAGAAGTACCACACTTGTCGCATAAAGGTATTTTATGTTTACCGTCTGCTGTGTTGAGTTCAACCGTATAGGATTTCTTTTTTGTTGTCTTCTCGCCACAATTAAAACATTCAAGACGGCCAATCATTACGAGTACTCACATTCAATCATTACTTCCGTCAAGAAGGCGACCATATTAATTTCTTGGTCAGCAACCAAACCGGACTTGTACATATAATCAGCCAATGTAACTATAAATCCTGCTTGTGATTGTAGTGTGACTTTAGTCGACATCATATCATAGATACGACGAAACATTTCATTCATATCTTGATCTGAGTTCTTAGCAACCCATTTACGCATTTCGGTAAACTGTTTTGCTTTGAGTAAACGAAATACATCATCAATAGATTCTTGTTTTAAATTAACAAAGATACCTTCATCAATTTTACCAGAAGCAGCGTATGATTGTAGTTCAGTTAGTACACGTCGGAAATCAGGAAAGTGTTTCTCAATTACTTTGGCAACAACTTTAGAATCGTATTCAACTTCTTCTTGGTCAAGTATTGCCTTAACACGTTTAAAGAACTGCATTGCCATTTGTGGCTTATCGGCAGTATCAATAGAAAAATCTACTTCAGACAACCTTGAGCGCAATGGACTAATAATACGATTCTTGAAATTACACGTAAAGATGAAACCACAGTTTGAACTGTACTCTTCAATAAAGTTACGCAAAGCAGGCTGAACATTTGCTGCGTTCAAATAATCTGCTTCGTCAAAGATTACATACTTACGACCTGTACCTGAAAGAGATACTGCGGAAGCGAATGTTGAGATATCGTATCGGAGGGTATCTATATTAACATTAAGAGAACCATTCTTTACGATATAATCGCAACCTAGTTCTTCGAGCATTGCCTTGGCAACTGTAGTTTTACCTACACCAGGACCACCTGTTAATAATAGATTTGGAACACTGCCGTCTGATACGAACTTACGGAATGTTTCTTTCATTGCTCCTGGGAGAATAGTATCTTCAACGATTTGAGGACGGTACTTTTCTACCCATAAGACTTCGTTTGATTTTGCATCAATCATAATTCACCATAAACATAATATAAAAATTTCGAGAAATCAGCAGGGGTGTTTCCACCCCCACCTCTCGAGAAGTGCCTGCTAACTAATATAATTAGTCAACAAGTTTACCAGCCAGGCTACCGGCTGATGTATCAACGCCTGCATCCTGGGCACCCAATTCTTGAGTATCTGGTTGCTTAGGACCTTTCTGTCTTAGGAACGTTTCTAGTTTATTTCGAAGCGCTCCGATACCGGCAAGTTCTTGCCCTTGGAATCCACCGCGTTGTGAGACTACGTCAATAATCTGCAACACAGTTGATAAATCTCCAAGAGTGATTACCACCTCTTGTTCTTGGCCTTCTTGTTGTTGGCCAAAGTTACCATTTACTGGTTCATTCATAGTTATTACCTTTTGTTATAAGTCGACTTTGAATCTATCGCCACAAAATATGTGACACCTTTTCCTTTAAACTCTGAGATACCTTTTGAACAAAGAGTAACCTCATAATCTAAAGGCATTAATTTCAAATTATCAGTTTTAATGATAATTTGAAAATCATCGGCAGTTTCCCCAATTTCGATACCAAAGTCATCTGCACCGTTATTAGAACTGTCGATTGCTTTCAGATAACATTTGCCGCCTTCGCCTACAAACGCAATCTCTGAAAATTGTAATACTCCTGCTGCCTTCAATACTGAAGACAAATCTCCTTCAGTTACCGATACTGTCACGTCAGCTGAAGGAATTGTGATTTCCTTCTCAGGTGGAGTATGGATCATTGAAAGATCGGCAAATACGTATTTAGTTCTACGTTTGCCTTCTGATATAATAAAGTATTTATCAAAAAATTCCACATCGGGATCGTTATACAGAGATAAAATTGACAAAAATCTTGAAAGATCATAGATACAAGCATCTGAAGGAATTTCATCAGTTATGTCCGCGATCGCAATTAATGTCTTCTCTGGAGTTATAGTCTTTAGTACATTACCACTAGACAATAAGATTGACTTATTGATAGCAGTAAAGCTTTTTAAGACCGTCAAGGTTTCGTTAGAAAATTTCATTATATAAATTTCTCCATTTAGTTTTTATATTGTTGTATATTATATACCAATTACTTAGCTTTGTCAATAGGATTATAAGATTTCTTATTAGATTGTTTGTCCGCAGTAGCTGTAACACCTAATTGACCTAAGCTTCCCATATCGCCTTTAAAGATATATGATCCAACGTGGTTAATTCTCATCCAAGGACACATCCATACTGAGAGATCAGCTTTACGAGCCATCTTACAGAAGAAGTAATCTTCGGATAAGTACCTTCTTGTTTCTGGGTCGATGACACAGTCGAAGAAAGCATGAATATCTCGAGTACCGTCAAATTGCTCAGTTCTAACGTGATCTGGTCTATATGCAAGTTCAGGATAGGTGTCACGATATTTCTCTAACGCCTCTCTTGTGATTAACATAAACCCAGTACCGCCTTCTGCAACTTCAACAGGTTCCGAGAGTTTAAATGATTTCGATCCTTGTACTGGATTGAAAACAAAATCTGATGTAAACTTTTCTAAGTCAAATGGATTCTCTTTACCGAATCCACCTACATGAGCTGCTCTTGATACTTTCTCCCAAGCAATTGTCTTTTTAGGATATGGACCACAGACAATATCATATTTCTCTGGATCTGAAACTTGTAAGGCAAGTAAGGCTAAAGCATCTCTTGGATCAAATCCAATGTCAGCATCAATAAACAATAGGTGAGTACAGTCAGATCTTAAGAACTCATCTACAATATAGTTTCTTGCTCTTTGAATTAAACTTTCATTAAACAGGAAATAGTACTTAAGTGGAATCTTATGAGTAGATGCCAACATACTCAAGTCATTTGTTGACTTAGTATATAAACCAGTACATTGGCCACCATACATTGGTGTACCTACGAATAGTCGTTGTTTTTGTAGTTCTTCTGTTTTTACTTCAAGCTTCATACTCTAATTTGCTCCATATCGTTTTCAGCTCGAACAATTGACTGTAGTCTTAATACATCAGCCAATATATCCCATGAACTGTCGTGTGCTTTAAATACTGAATCCCATTTCTCATCATTTTCACAAGGTGCAAATCCATTCTTCTTTAATTCAAAATTGAACTTTGCATCAATGTAAGTTCTTGTGTCCCTTACGGAATAGAACTTGAGGTGAGAATCCATGTGTTGTTGTTTACCTTGAGAAGCGTATAATCTAGCAAGAATGATTGGATCAAACGTATTTGATCTTGACCACCAATATTTAATCTTTGGAGAATCAATTAGGAAATCAGTAAACTGTTTAACGAAATCCTCAACAGAAAGATCAGAAGTCTTAGGAGCAATGTTTGCCCTTACTTCTTTATTCTGTTCACCCCAAAACTTTAGAGTAGATTCATTGATTTTCCAACCATATTTTTGTACTTGCTCTTTAACATTGAGTTTGAATTTGCGACACTTAGAGATATCGCTTAATGTGTATGGATCTGATGAAGTCATCTTATCCCAATTGAATACCATTGCCGATACATCAATCACTGCACAATCGTTTACATCTTGACCCATTGTCTCGAAGTCGAAGATTAAATCGTTTCTCATACTATATTCCTTTGTTTGATCTACTATTATAACACAGTATAATCATTATGTCAACAGTTTTATGCATAGAATTCAGTTAAATTTGGTCTCATGTCCTTACCGAGAGGATCAAATAACATTTCTTCTTTGTGATTGTTTTGACGTAGGAAAGTTGTATCAGATAGTTCTAATTCACCACGAAGGAACTTAGCAATTTCGCCATGAATACTGGCAGATGTAGGAACAGGTACGTTTTGAGCAATATGATTTACTTTTGTAACACCTCCAACAAGTTCAAAATCTTCAGGGAATCCCATCATGTGTAATGCTTCACGAATTGTCATTGATCTTTCGTGTACAGGATGAATTGAATCAACCATGTTACGACCAATCACTGCATTCATATATTCACCAAAGACGTGAACCGAACCATCCCAAATACCTTTGCCATCAGCAAACTTCATAATAGCATGGTCAGATAGTTTAACGCCTTTCTCATTGTTAGTATCTTTAAACCATTTATTAGCTTCTTCTAACATGCCGTTACGCTGAACCCATTGGAAGGTTGATTTAATATCTTCTTCAATACAGACTTCACGAGGATCACGATTAGTTTTTGCCTTGATGAATTTGTAATAAGGTTCTGTATCAATATTCTTATTAATAATCAAATCATGCTGTAACGCACCATCAGGAATCTCAGCAAGATGATCTTTAAATGATTTGCGATCTTTCTTGAACCAATTCATAACTGGTGCAGTAGGTGATTTCCATCCGATAGCAAAAGTACGATCTCTTGCTTGAGGTAGGCCATGATATTTAGAAGATGTTTTATATAGAGTCAAACTATATCCACGCTCTTCACAAATCTTATAAAGGTTTTCAGCAACGCCTTGACCTTTCTTTGTATATAATGCAGGAGCATTTTCAACTACAACAACCTTTGCACCAAGACGGTCAATGCCATCTTCAAATACCTTATACATCCATTCGTTCTTTGCACAACCTGAACCTTTTACTTCTTCAGATTTGCCAGTGTTCAATTGAGATAAAGCAGCACAAGGTGGAGTACCAGAGACAACATCAACTTGTCCTCGTGGTTCTTGACCGTTACCTGCGTCTAGGAGTACATACTCAAGACCTTTAGTGTGAGTGACATTCTGATAATTTAGATAGTGTCCATCGTTTGCGGCGAAACCATCATATGAATATACTGCTTCAGGTGGATTGCCAAAAGCACGTTCTGCTCCAAGCATTTGTCCGCCGATTAAAGGCACGAGAGGCGCCCATGTTATTTTCTGTGTCATTATTCAACTCCATTACGAAAAAATTTAATTGTTCTATTATTAATTATAATTCCAAACCGGCGAACTGTTTTACAAAGTGTTTAACACGATTATGTAAAAACGACCCATCAAATAGGCCATCACTTTCTAAGAATCTCCAAAGTTTATCCTGTATAGCTTTGCGTTCCTGTGGGTTCGCTTCGAGATAATCAATCTTTTCCCACATATCCTCAGCACTCTCAATTCTCAATATCTTAGGTATCGGTAAAATACTTTCAGTATCGTATCCTGGATGAAAGAATGGAATGATACCGTATACGATCATCTTCCAAAATTTCTGAGTGACAAAGTTACCTGTGGGTTGATGCGGTGGTGGAATGATTGTATATTTTGTTCTATAAAATTCATCTTCCACTTCAGCAATTCTTTTTTCTTCAAACATATGTGGATACTGAGTCGTAAATTCTTCAGCCCATTTTCCATATACTTTAACATCGGTACGTCCTTTATCAAGAAACCAATCTTTAATAAATCCGTCTCGAGATTGACCACCATTCAAACCAATAGTGAACAGGATATCCTTATCTATATCTCTCCAATCAACTTTCTTTTCATTAAGCATAAAGATTGTTTCGATTGCAGCATACCTGTGATCTTCTTCAACATCTATTCTATTCAAAGAATCGTCATAAGCAGTAATTCTTTTTGTTTTGAACTTGCCTTCTGTTTGACTCATTACAACCTTAGGTTCATTCAATATATCTCTTGCGATAGAAGGAACGTATTTAGGATCTCCACACAAACCAACCCAAGGAGTTTGACGAATATTTAACACATGCATTATTGGTGCATAATAGTTCTCAAACATTTCCAAGGATTTTGCTGGTGCAGTTCCATCAAGTCTCATAATACCTTTATTAGAAATACCAACATTAGGCATTGGACCATAATAGATAAGACCTAGATCAAACTGTAGATCCATATTATCAAGTTTAGTTAATAACCAATCATGAATAGCAATACCTGCAGCATCATTTGCTTTCTTATCCCAATCTTCAAATAGATCTATAATATTACTTGGTACTTTAGATTCAGGTTCCTCTCCAAAGAAAGATCCTAATGTATCAGTATTTTCTTTTTCGCGAATCCTTGTTAGATCCGAACGACCAATTAAATAAAAGTTATGTTCAGGATGGCGTTCTGCCAACATAGTATACATCATAGGCGCTTCTTCATCGCCTGCCGTCATACTACGACCTGTTTCGTTAAAGTAAATCGAGCGACCGATCTTACCAATTACAATATTCACTATCCGTTCCCCATTTATGTAGAAGTCTTTTACCTAAGTAGTACAGATACATTGAATATGGAAATTCATGTAGTGCAGCAACATTTAGATAAATCAAAGCAGTTAGTAACTCAACTCTTTGAATGTCAAATCCATTTTTATTTAGCCATTTATAATAATCTTGCTCAGCATCCACCAGAGTAGAAGGACGATGAATATCAATAGTAACATTCTTTGAGTCAGAATAGTCAACACTAAATAAATCACGATGAACCATTCCATGAGAAACAATCAAACCATGATTGAATTTAGCAAGGTCATAATAAGCATCGCCTATTTCGAGATTACCTTTACCAAAGTTTTGTCTCCAATCAATTAGAATAGGATCACCGTTAGAATCAATCAAAATATTTTCGTTATGGAAATCACCATGGAACGCAGTAGCATACGGATCAGTACAAAGCATATCCCAGTTAATACCGTCAAGTAATTCTTGAGCAGTTGGAACATCAACTCCGTTAATCTTGCCTGCTTGATCCATTACTTCGTATTTGCTATGAAACAGATCTACACGATCCTGTGTCTTTGTTTGATAGAAATCATAACAAGAAGCAATAAGTTCTGGTGTTGCGTCGGTTAGATTAGGTTGCCACATCTTTGCGTTAATAGAATCTAATACATGATTCATTACGGGTTCGCTGATTTCATTACTAAGCAGGTCACCTTTAATCATATCATAGACATATAAGTTAGTATCTGCAT